TCTTATACATATGATATACCGCCGGAATAAAACTTTTATGACATATCGGACATTCTACTGATTTTAAACCTATAATATATTCTTCTGACATAAAAACCTCCTTAAAATAATCCTGCAATTGATAGCACCAAATAAGTCAAAGATTGTGATGCTTCTATCTTTCCTGTTTTAATTCCCAAATCTACTTTTTTTATTGTTCGCATTGAATTTATTATTTCATAAACCCCATATCCTTTATTCTTCTCTTTAGCAAGTTTTACCTGCCATGCCGTAAGCCCGGTTTTTTGTGTTATATCTAAATCTTTACAAGCCTTAACCAAAAGCATATTTCTAAAATTATTGTAAAGCAAACTTAAAACACCAATAGGATTTTCTTTTAAATCATCATAGTAATATAATAATTCAAAACATTTATAAAAATTCCTACTAAATACTGAATCTGTAAATTTAAAGGTCATGTCTTTATCTACTCCACAAATTATATCATTATTAACTGCTTCAACAAAGGCTGATTCTACTGTTGTATGTCTTGTAGCAGTCATATAGTGCTTTAATTTATCTTCTTCTAATAATATAAGGGAATAGTTGTTATCACAAATTTCTGCAAATTGTATGCCATAATGAGTAGATAAACCTATATCATTTAAAATGTAATTAGCCAACAATTCTGAGGACAATTTATTAAATTCAACAATGATATCCTGATTTGAGGTATAAAATTTAATTCGTTTATCCAAACTGTTAAACCTGAATATTATAATGCTTCCAACAAATTCATTAAACTGTTTAATACCATCTGATTTAATCAGTTCCTTATCATCAGCTATCACATAACAGTTATTCCCACCAATAAGCCCTTTAGATTTTTGATATTTTAATGCTTCTGTATAACTGTCAAGAATTATTTTTTTACCAATCTTTTCAGCCATCTTATTTATATAAATATCCATTATAGCGACTTCTTCACCTACAAAAATATAACAGGGTTTAAATTCATTATTTACAATATCTTTTTTAACCTCAATTATCTCCATCTTCTGCCATAGCCTTTCTTACATCCAACACCCACATATCAATCAACATTTTTTTATTTGCTCCTTTAATGTTGATTTCTCTCAAGCAATTTAATGTTATACCAATAGCTTCATTAATCTTCTTGGATTTATTTGCATATTTTCCGTAAAGAACAGCATCCTCAAATGCTTCTGTAACATAGCTAACTACAACACCCCTTAAGAATAATTCTATATCCCAACCATCATCTGTTTCCTTATACTTTAATTTTAAAGGAATCTTTAAAGCATTAACACCATTTACAATATGCATATACTTTGCAACATTATGACAGTATTCTTTAAATTCTATAATGTCATATTGACTTATTGTTTCTATCTGTCCTGGAACTTTGCAAAACGCTAATATAGTTATTCTTTCATCTAAATTAAAATTATAATTATTTAAATTAATATATTCCTCTAATTCGTTTGATGAGTAGTTTTCCATAACTGCTATATAACCTCTACTTATAAGTGTTTCAGGTAAAGTTGCCCTGCTTTGTACCGTCATTATTATATAAGATTTTCTCGCAGGTTCTTCTGCCATTTTTAATAATGAGTTTTTTGCTTCCATACTCATACTATCACAATCCGGAAATACAAAAACAGTTGGTTCTGTCTGTTTATATGCTATAGTTATTGCTTCTCTCACATCATCAATCTTAATGCCACAAATTATAAATTGAGCCTTCAACTTTTTTGCAATTTGTTCAGCAATTAACTTCCTGCCACTGCCTTTCAACCCTTCCAATATAATAAACCTTGCAAATTTACATGCTGGTGTATCTTCTATTCTTTTTAATAGATTTTTTTGTCCTATCATTCTTCCCCCAATCTCAATGTAAGCAATACTGATTGTATTAAAACTTTAGGCATTGTTTCCCATCTTAAATCATTTGATAATTTCATCACTTTATCTAAAATAGCCATGTTATTAACATATACTCCTAAATTATATACTATTAAACTTTTTTCATATATTTTTGGTATCTGAATATACTCAAAAGAATTGAATAATGAATACTTACATAAATCTAAAATAAAATTATTGTACTGCTTTATGAAGTATTTTAAATCAGCTCCTGACCTGTAAAGTTCTTCTATGCTATCTATAATACCTTTACTGTCCTGAATATAAATGTAATGAGTTAATTTAATCATGTCCTCATAGTTTACCGTACCTAAGGCTTTAACAATGTTTTCAACTGTTAAATTATTATTAAAACTAAAACACTTATCCATCATTGTTATAGCATCTCTCATTCCACCATCTGCAAGTTTTGCTATATAATCAATTGCATCTTTTTCATATAAAAATAAGGGTAACCGTTCTTCATCTCCTTCAGGTGTAGTGCCTGAATATTTAATAATGCTTTTATTTTCTTCATCAATTATTTTAATTAATCTATTCCTTATACCGTCATAGGATATTCTTTTAAAATCATATCTTTGCACCCTTGAAATTATTGTGTTAGGAATTTTCTGCGGGTCTGTTGTGCAAAATATGAATATTGTTTTTGCAGGCGGTTCTTCTAAAATCTTTAACATAGCATTCCATGCACCGTTTGATAACATATGACATTCGTCTATAATATACACTTTAAACTCTGAATTTAATGATTTAAACTTCGCATCATTAATTATATCTCTTACATTTTCAACGCCATTATTGGAAGCCGCATCAATCTCAATTGGTTCTCCTTGTTGATTGTTTATCATTTTTGCAAAAATTCTTGCACAAGTAGTTTTGCCAGTACCTGCACCACCTGTAAATAAATAACTGTTCTTTTGTGTATTTGTTTTTAATTGTTCAGATAAAATTAATTTGATGCTGTCCTGTTCCACTACATCATCAAATGTTTGTGGTCTGTAAATTACTGCTAATGACTTCATAAATCCTCCTTCATATTCATAAGTTCTTTAAATAATCTTTCATCTATTATATAAAATTTTTCAGTTATTTGTAAATCTGTTCCGAAGTCAAAACAAACAGCCCAATTTGGTTTTCCCATAGCAAAGGCTTCTTCTTTTAGTTTATCTATCCATGCTTTTTGAATAGTCATTGATTTTTTCTTACCTATTGCTGTTTTACATTCAACACAAAATGTATCTGTTTTTATATCCCCTTTATCAAAACAAGTTGCACCACTATTTGATGTTCTCCTTCCTTTAATAGTTTTTACAACTTGCTTTTCCTGACTACTGCTATATTTTCTTGTGTTCATACCTTTATTCATTAAGCATACCTTGTATTATGTTTAATACTTCTGAATGTTCTTTGGCTAAGGCTATAAGATTATTTTTACCCTGAATTTTTAAATCCATGTTATCATAACTTAATATTTCACCGGTTGCTTTATCTAATACTGTAAACCAACTTCCTGCTTGAATAACAACTCCTTGCTTTATAGCCACATCAATTGTATCTGAAATATAATCTATACCTTCTAAATATTTCAAAGTATAAAAACCTACCCTTCTATCAGGTCTGCATACCTTGGTTTTTGTAACACTCACCATAACCAAATTGCCCGCAGGATTTTCAGCACTTCTTTTTAACTCATTGCCATTATCATCAACATAAGAACCTTTTTGAAATAGTAATCTTAGTGAGCAATTATGTTTCCATGCTTTCCCACCAGTAGTTGTAAGCCCACCATATTGACTATTCATATCCTCTCTCATTTGATTTATTCCTACTAAAATGCAATCATGCTTATTACAAAGCAATTCTGCTTTTTTAGAAAATAAAGTCAAAGCCATTGCTATCCCACCATAGGTTTTTTCTTCCATTGTTTTTTCGTATGCCTGTGATGATAACATAACCCCTAAACTGTCTATAACTACTAAACCAATCGCATCAGTTTCTATAAAATCAAGTATGATTTGGAATAACTGTTCTGCTGTTTGGCTCATTGGTTTTATTAATATTAATTTATCTAAGTTAACTCCTAATAGTTTTGCCCAATCTTCATCTAAAGTATTCTCACAATCCATATATAATACTCTTTTTTCACCTCTTGCAAATATTCTATTATATTCATTCTGTTTCTGCTTATTACTTGATTTTTGAGTATCTAATTCTTGTAAGATATCTATATGCTCTTGTTCAAAAACCCTTTGAGAATTTGCGGTAAGGTCTAATGCAGTTGTAGTTTTACCACTTCCTTCATCTCCAGCAAATTCAATAATTCGCCCTCTTGGAATACCCCCATAAAGCATATAATTTAATCTTGGTGATGAAAATGGAATTTTTCCAGTATTTTTTTCTATAAGCCCAACTGTTATAATTTCTTCATCAAACTTTTTATTTACCTCTTTAATTAATGATTCTAAATCACGCATTTTTTGTTATCCTTCCTGGGTCAACTTTTGATAATTCGTATTCTGACATTCTTCGTGTAACAACTTTTTTTACGCTTTGCAATAATTCAGAGGCTGATTCCATCTTATTCTTTATAACCTTATATGCCCTTTGATACACGATTTGGACTATATATTCATTTCTGGAAGCCATTTCTGATATTGCTGTTTTATCCGCGACTGTGCCATCTGCTTTTTCATATGATTTATTATATATTTCTTGCCTCAATGCTTTAGCAATATCTTCCCTTACTCCAATTGCTTCTTGGGCTTCACCTGTAAAGTAAAGCAGTACAGGTAAATTCATCATAAAATCATCAAGTTCCTGTTCAATTGGCGGCTGATTTGTATCTTCTAATATACCTCGAATAAACTGCATATAATCATTTAACGGTTTACAGTAATCATTAACCAACCTATCTACAAGAATATCAATATCTTTTGCCGAAGTATCTACTTTGTTTTGCAGTTCCAGTATAATATCTTTATCTATATTAATTAATGATATATTGCTTTTAGCCATCTTTTTCAGCCTCCTTGCTTTGACTATACAACTTAAACCAATCCTCTGCATACATTGTTACAAGCCATCTTTTATTATTTTTTCTATGCGCAACAATGCATATTTTTTTATTCTGACTGTCTGCTTCTGCTTGTTCTATTGCCTTATAAATATTTAATGATTCCACCCTTTTTACTTCCTGATGTATATTTGGAAGCCCAATACAGTCAGCAGATTCTTCTGTACCACCAGCATACTGCTGTGTACGCCTTACTGCAAAACCAAACTGTTTACAGTAATTTGCCCATTCTCTTTCACCCACTTTTCCTTTTCGGATACTGTTTACCATTTATATACCTGCCCTTGTACAAGCCATTCTGTATTTACAATACTTGCAATATTTTTCATCAATTCTTGGTAATGAAGGTACTACTTTTAGTTTAACACATTCATCACATTGCTCAATTTTTGATACAACCTCATATTTCATGTTATCCGTAACTTCTAAAATAAAGGCTTTCTTATCTGTCGTATCCCTATTCTCATAAACAAATAAAACCTCATCAATTCCAAAACTCAAACTGTAACAAGTTCCTTGCAAAATATGGTCTTCTGCTACATCAAACCTATCCTGCCATTTTCTTGAATGTTCTGTCTTAATTTCTAAAATATAAAATTTATTTCTATATCTTAATATCCCGTCAGTCATAAATCTTAAATTTAAGATTTTATGATGTACCTTAGTTTCAAATCCTTCCTTGCTTATTACTTCAAGATAATCAAGATTTTTTTCCTTTATATAAGTTTCAACATCAACATATTCACAATCAACTCCAAAATCCTTCATTCTCGTTATGACTGACTGTATATGTTCATGTCTTGCGCTTCCGGATTGACAGATACCTATTAAACAAGCATCTGCTCTTTCTTTTTCTATTGGTTCTCCAATCATCTGAAAATACATATTTCGGATACAATGCAAAGACGATGGTTTATAGGATTTTGAAGGTTCTCTTGAATATTCTTCATCAATCTTTTCAAGTACCATATTGAAGTCTGCGAGAAATGTCCTGTTTGGTGGTGCTTCATTTTTTAAATCATGTAATAATCTGTGTATGTTTTTCAAACTCTGTGACTTTGCCATTATTCTTCTCCCGCAAGGGATATAATCTGTTTAATGTTAGGTGTAGTCATCATTATAGCGTTTTCTAAACCATAATGTATAGTAAACACCTCAGAATCCAATGCTTTAATTTGTGGTGTTAAAAGCGTTATATCCACGCTGCAAGCAAAATTCCCTGCTTTGCCCTCTAATGATTCATATCTTATTTTTTCACAAATCGTATTATCCTTATCTGCTATGACCAATTCTGAATCCTCAAAATTAAATTGTAATACTGATTTATCATAACCTTCAGTAAAAATGCTTAGTCTATCTAACACTTCAAGCACTTTGTTTTTATTCAATTTAACTTCATTTTCAAATTTAATCGTAAAATATTCCTTTATGTCCTTAACCGGATAATCCTCAACTTCACTCATTAACTTTCCATATACATTTATTCCTTTTGATGAAAATAATACCGAATTATCTTGGACACTTAACAAAATATCATCCGTATCAAAAACAGATAACAGATTCATAAGTTCTGTTGAAATTAATGCAGATTCATTAAAAATCTTATTATTTGTATTACAAATCTTTAAACCATCTGATGTTATTACACCAGTAGAATCTGAATAATAACCTGTTAGGCAAGGTACCTCAAATGTTTCAGCAATTGCTGATTTATTTGAATATAAAACACCTTTAATATCTTCAAGGTCAACTTGTTTTGATTCTTTAGATAAAACTTCAGGAATATTTATAGTCACAACTTTTCCTTCTTCATCTAATGGCATATCAAAGGTGTAAACACCATTGCCCTTAACTTCAAGCCCTTTTTCTGTTACCTCAAGATTTACATATTCGGTACTTGTTCTTGCAATTAACTTATTGAACAGCTCTGCCATCACTACTGCATATAAATCTTCCCCTTCTGCCTTATCAGTAGATACCTCAAGAATATTTACGCCGTCTGTTGTAGTTAAAGTAAATTTCTTTTTTTCATTCTTAATCATTACAAATCCTGTTATTGGAAGTAATTTATGATTAGATGCCCCCTTAATTGCCTTTGCCATAAGTTCCTTTAATTGTTCTGTTTTAATTTTCATATATCTTCTCCTTTATTATAATAAACTAAAAAATTCTTGTCTTAATGCTGGATTATCTTTAAATGCACCACTTATTGCACTTGTTTTTGTAATAGTTCCCGGCTTCTTTATTCCTCGTGTGGTCATACAACTATGCTCTCCTTGAATAACTACAATAATATTATCTGTATTCAATATTTTTTGTAATATCCACAAAATATCATCTCCTAATCTTTCCTGTAATTGTAATCTCTTTCCTACCATATCTGCTATCCGTGCAATTTTAGATAATCCTAAAACTTTTTGATTTGGAATATACCCGACTGATACATTCATATTATACATCAAGGCTATATGATGTTCACAAAAACTAAATATTGGAATATGACTGACAATTACCAAATCTCCTGTATTTACTTCTTCAAAACACTTATTAAATTTTTCAACTATCTCCTCATTTGTATATTGCATTCCTTCAAATACTTCAAGATACATTTTGGCTACTCTTTTTGGTGTTTCTTTAAGTCCTTCCCTATCAGGATTATCATTTAATGCTATAATTATATTTCTTACCGCTTCCTCTACTTTCTTTGTATCAATCTTTTTCATGTCATACTCCTCTCTTTGTTGGTTCCCATATTATCTTATGCATCTGTACTTGCATACGAACATTATTTAAATTATTATATTTTAAATATTCTACCATATCTATTAATTCTATTTTACTAAAAACAGGACTTACAAATATATTGCAAATAGGCTTATATTTTTCTAATACCTTCTGCATATCCTCTAAATCCTCATAATTACCTACAACAAATTTTAGAACATCTTGTTCCCGTAATAAATTAAGGTTTTCTATTCTCATATATTTATTCATACCACTTGATATTGATTTATAATCCATAGTAACAATTATATTCTTTTTTAAAATGCTTGAAATATCTATACTGCCGTTAGTTTCAACATTTACTTCATAATTATTGTTAATTAATTCATCTATTAACTCATTAACATGATTATGTATAAGCGGTTCACCACCTGTTAAAGTTACCTTGTTTACATTATATAATGATACTGTATCTAAAATATCATTTATATACATTTCTTGACCTTCATTACCTTCACAACTATATCTGGTATCACAATAAGAACATTTTAAGTTACAACCTTGTAATCTTATAAAAGTAACCAGATAACCTGTTCTTATTCCTTCCCCTTCAATACTTTTAAATATCTCATTAACAATTAATTTATCATCTTTCATAGATTGCTATATTCCCTTCACTTTCTTGAATCTCTGCTCTGTAACATGATGGTATCTGTTCAACTGCCCATCTTGCGATATTTTCTGCTGTTGGATTGAAGTCTAAAACATCATTTAAACATTGATGGTCCAGTTGGTCGTGAATTTTGTTCTTAATTAATGTAAAATCTTCAACCATGCCGTTACTATTAAGATGCTCTGCTTTACAGTAAACTGTAATAATCCAATTATGACCATGAACATTTTTGCACTTACTTTCATAATTCAATAATAAATTATGTGAACCTGCTATTTCCATTCGTTTAACTATGTAGTACATATTATTTCTCCTTTAACTGTTATTATATATAAAAAATTTAAATAGATTAAAATAGCTTATTAATAAATTTAAAAGACTTGGGTCCTTTATATTCATAATTTTTTGCCCACCTCATAGCATAATCAATATTATAATATTGTTTTTGATAATCACAGGAAACTAAACTGTTAATATCATATCCCAACTCATTAACCTCTTTTTCTACTTCTTGCTTCATAATATTAGAAAGACTATCATAACAATTTTTAGTGTCTTTTCGACTACTAACTGGAATAACCCCTTTTTTTGTTAAAATTGTTCCAACTGTTCCTTGTTTTAACCATGTAGTACTATCTGCACTGTAAAAAGGGAATTTTTCAAGTATTGACAATATAGTCATGCCTAATACATGAACTTTGACATTTGGATTAGAACTGTTTTCAATCTCATAAAAAATTTTATCAAAATAGTTAGATTGAATTTTTTCCGATACCCCATGACGACCTCCTATGCAAATGAAGGGAATAAATTTTCCTTTATAATTAAAATTTAATATTTGTCTTAAATATTCTATAGATTCACCAAAGTGGAATACTGGCATTAATACATAAGGATTGTCTAATCTCTCAATCATATACAAATAATTTTCCCATGATTTTTTTGCTGAATATTCAGCTGTTTCTTTGTTTAATATAGGGTAAGGAATAACATCTAATTCTATAAAGTGTTCTACTTCAGGATGCCTATTTATAAAATTAATATAATCATCAATATCTACACTTTTGCCACTGTGCGCAACTGAAAATGCACCACTGTCTATCATCAGCTTACCGCGTGGTTTCATCATATAAAAACGCTCAATACTTTTCTTATCATTTAAATAAGAATACAATCTACAGGCTTCAGGATGTCTTGATAAGTATTCTGCATTTTTTCCGGTTGCTCCTGCAAAAAATAAATTAAACATTTATAACCCCCATAACCTGCAAATAGTTATGCCAACTTTTATCATGCTTCTCAATAACATAATTTAATGACTCATCAAAATCAATATTCATAAGTTTTCTCAATTTTTTTTCAGCATCTTTTAAATCTCTTTTGTTATATAAATATTTTTCATCATTATGTAACTCAACAGGAAAATCTTTCCATATAGGGTATAAAGGATTACATTTAAATGTAATTGCTTCTAATAATGTCCAACTTACCCAGTCTTGGTGCGCACAATTAAACTGAACCTTAGCATCTGCAAGTAACTGATAATATACTTTTTTATCGTGTGTATCTACCACTTCAAAGTTAATATGTGTTTTTAAAAGGTTTTCTACCCTATGTAGTACTTCATTATTTTTAGTAAGAAAACTTCTGGGTTTTACAAGAATAAATTTTATATCGGGACATCTTTCCACTAAATCCAGGAAAAACATCGGGTCTTTTTCATCATCAAATCGGCTACTAAAAATAACATAATCCTTTTTACCTCTAAATTCTACTTTCATTTCTTTTACTTGTTCAAGTAATCTTTTTGAATTGTAAGGTAATCCTACATTAATAACTTTAGTTTCATCGCCTATATTAGCATCAATACAAAGTTGCTTCAAAATTGCGGATGTTACGAAGATATAATCAAATCCTTTACCAAAACCTATTTCTATAGGTCTAATCCATTCACGCATTGCATAAGAAAAATCTGTATCATCAACTGATTGAGCGTGTAAGAAAGTACCAATTTTAAAGTTTATACCTGTTAGTTGTCTAATATAAAATAAACTTTCAATACCTGGGTGCCAAAAATCCTCGACATAAACAATATCTTCTGAATTAACTTTTCCTTCATGTAACAACTCAATCAAATTCATTAACTGAGACATAGCATAATAACTTCGACCATAAGCATCTAATACCTTTCCTGCTGTAATCGTACTTCCTAACGTTTTACCGTCTATTCTCACAAAAGTTATACCTTCATCTTTAAAATGACATTCTGTCCAGCCGTTTACACATGACATAAGATAAGTGTATCTCTCAACATATGGTTCTAATGGTAAATAATATAATTTTTTCACTCTACTTATTCTCCTTTTCTGAATAAATCAATATATCTTCTTTTTTATATAAACCGTTCTTTACAGTAGTTATATCTGTTTTATCTTCTTGTTTAAAAGATGTAAAGATTACTTCCGTGCAGTTATCAATCTTATATACAATTTGAGGCAACAAAAGATTTAAGCTTAATGATTTAATTTGAGTATCAATTCTAAAAATCATCATAATATTATATTTATTAATTAATGTAACTAATTCATCAACAAACAAAGTATTATTTAACTTTGATGTTTCCATTGTTGTTTTAAAAGGTTTAGAACTTCTATCAACACAATAACTCAAAAAGTTATTAAAAGACATATAATCAATACTATTTATATTTTTTCTGCCTGCTCCAAAATAAACTGCTTCAACTTCTTTATGTTCAATCAATATATTATATAAATTATCTAAATTATGCTTATCCAACACAGCTGTTTCTACAAAAGCCGTCATAATACCTTTATTCTTCCATTCCATCTCCTTACCTATCCATACCCTCATAATATATCTCCTAATATTGCGCCATTTTCTCCGTCTTCATTTACTTCAACTACAACTTTACGATTTAGTGCTATTGTATTTTTTAAATAAGTATAAATTTTTTCTGCCATTACTTCACAAGAACTGTTATTATCACTCAATTGAATATTATCACTAATAAACTTATCAATTTTTCTTTTTACCATAATAAATTCTAAGTCCCGTTCATTGTGGTGAACTTCTATTATTGCCTTTACATGAAATTGGTGTCTGTGAGGGTATCTTAAAAATGATACCTCTTCAGGAGCATCAGTATAATGATGGATTCCTTCAAATTGCGTTGTTATAAATATCCTTCTAATCATATAAATTTCCTTTCTCATTTCTATTCATTATATATAATTTTTAATCAATTTGTAAAGCAGTACCATACCATCTTTTTGAAATTTCAACATCACATTTTGAAGGTACTTTTAAATCCTTTGCCGCTTCTACCATTAAGGCTGAAAATCTTTCAGATACTTCTTTTGCATTTTCTTCAGGACATTCTCCTATCAATTCATCATGTACCTGTAATAATAATCTAAAACCTAAATCCTTTAACTGTTTATCATTTCCAATCAATATCATTGCTAATTTAGTTTGGTCTGCCGCCGAACCCTGAATCCTGCTGTTTACACATTGCCTTCTTGCTTCTGCAATATAACCACCATTATCTTTAATTATTATACCTTTATCTTTTGCCTGATTCTTTATTGATTGCTTTTCAAATCTTGTTCTACAAGTTCTTAATTTCTTTACATACATTAATACAATGTTTTCAGGAACTTCTTTTTCCAATTCTACATCATCAAATGCTAAGGGGTCAAAGGCTACTGAACTTGATTTATCATAGGTAAATTCATATTCAGGCAATTGCATATTCGGTAACCTTCTTTTCCTGCCCCAAACAGTTGTAACATAACCTTTTTCCCTTGCCATGTTTTCACTATCAATCATAAACTGTTTTAAGCCTGGAAATTCTCTCATTATCTTATCATAAATTTCTTGGGCTTTTTTAACATTTACATTTAAATCCGTTGCTATTGCCGGAACACCTTTCCCATAACATACACCTAAAACAATTGCCTTTGCTTGATTCCTTCTTTTCTTTCCTTCAGGATTTTTGCTCCCATCTGCTCTAAATTCCTTACATTCATCATAAGGTAAATTGTTAGCAATTGATGCTATTTCAACATATAAATCCTTACCTTGCTTATATGCTTCAATCATTTTAATATCATTACTCATATGTGCAGTTAATCTTGGCTCTTGTGCTGAATAATCACTTGATAATAAAACATAACCATCTGTTGCAACAAACATTTTCCTTATCTCTTTATTCTTTGAAGGTATGTTTTGCATATTAGGGTCGCTACTGCTCAACCTGCCTGTATCTGCCCCAATCTGATTAAATTTACAATGTATCCTGTTCGTTTTTGGATTCACTATATCCACCATTTTATCAATATAGGTGCTTAGAAGTTTTGCTATTTCCCTGTATTCTAAAATTATATTAACGATAGGATGTTTAATTTTTAATAAAATATCTTCACCTGTTCCCCTTGCCTTTTCCTTGTTTACTGCTTCAATACCTAATATATCATATAGCAATATTGCAATTTGAGTTGGGCTGTTTATATTAATTAAAGTATCTAACTTACCTGGATTTTTTGTTTTATAATCATTTATATCATTTTCTATTTTTGAACATTCCAAATAAAATTCATCTTCTTTTTCCTTCAATTGCTTACTATACTTTTCAGATAACTGCTTAGCAAACTCCTTATCAAAATTTATACCGGTATCTTCCATCTGTGCTATGACATTAACCAATGGCATTTCAATATTTCTAAAAACATTTGCTGGACCTTGTAAATCTTGATTAATACATTTTTCTGATTCTGTTGTTAAATAAGGTTCTTGAAATTTATATAACTCATATGTAATTATAGCATCTCTTGCCGCATATAGATATGCAGTAGATATAGGTATCTTATCAAATGATAAACCACTAAATAATCTATCATAGGAATAATGATTTTTTTCATCATTTGAACTACAATATTTAGTATACAAATATTTTAAATTGTTTTCAGGCTCATTTTCATTTAATAATCTTGCGGCTAAATAACAATCCCAATAAGGTGTAAGTTCAACCCCAATTTGATTTTTTAGAACCCTAACATCAAAAACAGCATTGAACATTATTATTTTTACTTTTTCTTTAATTAATCTATTTAATTCATTTGCTATAAACTTTGATTCTAATTGCTCTGGTATCTTACCATTGGTGATGTAATTTACATGATTTATAGGAATATATACCGCCTTTTGATTAGGTGTATATAAGCATAAACCAACAATCTTATCAAGTATGGGATTTAACCCAGTTGTTTCGGTATCAATTGCGATAACCTTATTTTCTAATACTTTATCAATATATCCTGACAACTGGGCTTTTTCCCTTACCACCTCATAAGCATCTGTAAATTGACCTAATTCCTTATTGACTGTATCAACAATTGCTTTTACTTGGTCAATTATTCCCCCACCTGCGTTCAAGGTTTTTCGCTTACCTTTAACCTTCTCCAATATTAAATTGTCTTTGCCTTTTGCTTTTGGCAAATCAAATAATGAAGCCATTAAAAGTTAACATTTCCCTTCCCTGGTACTCTGCGTTGTGGTAATGTAGATACTCTTTCAGGCTGTCTTTCTGATGTGGCTCTTGTTGTTCTTGATGTTGCTGGTTGTCTTGCTGCAGGTTCTGTTCTTTGGATTGATTCAGGAAATTCTCCGTGATTCAAAAAATATTCCAATTCCTGTTGTGTCTTATCCAAAATCAGTGTACCTATCAGTTCTGTTTTTTCCGGAAATTCTTCAAGAGTTGCACCATCTGCTGTAAGTGGATAAGGTGTATAAGTAGTTCTTGTATCACCTGGTTTTCCACTTCTTTCAATTTCAACTGCTGTGCCTACAAGTGGATTGCACCTTTTTGTAAGTCCTTCCAACATACCTTTGATTGTTACACCTCTGTCCCATACCTTTACAATCTGCTCATCCTCATCATATAATTGCAAGAAAAACTTCACAAGCAATTTATATTTTGCCAAGCATAAAGGACATTTTTCCAAAGGTTCATCATAACTCCTAAGGCAATTAACATACTTCCTTCTTCCATCAAGTTCAATTTCATGCACTGCATAAACAGGAATATCTTCCATAGTTTCATACAAAAATCTAACCCTTGCGACATCCTTGTCATTTTTCAATGCAAAAAACCCACCCTGCATTTTCTCCTGATACTGCTCAATCTCATTAATGTTTACTTTTCCCATCTGTTATCTCCTTTTTCTTCTTTATTTTTCAGTTTAAATGCTATCCTGAATAGCCAAACTGTGAATCTTTTAAAAATCATACACATACTTTAATCTCCTCATGTGTATTATATAATATTTTTAATCATTTTATAAAGTAAACCCGTTTAATTTTAACCTTAAATTTTTTCTATAATTGCATAATGTCATGGTAGTAACACCTAAAATATTTGATATTTCTGTGTTGGTGTAAGACTGCATAAGCAATTTACAATATTGCTTTTCTTTATCTGTAAGTTCATAGCCTTCTAAAATGTCATCATATTTATAGTCATCTGTTACTGATTTATCCCAACCTTGCTCATTAAGTTCTTCTAAACTGCTACTGTATAAAAGCGAACATCTTTTCTGCATTGATAAAGCTTGAGTTTCTTCCCTGAATTTGTTTTTTATTACCGTTACATAAAATGTTGTAAATTTTGCTTTGTGTGTTCCTTTGTAATTCAACAAGCAATAATCTAATTTCTCAACAGAATAACTTGCTACATCTTCATAAGTCAAACCATAATTTCTAATATAATCCCCTGCAGTTGCAAGAATCAATTTATATGCCTTACAAAATGCTGTTGCTAAATATATTGGATTTTTGTCTTTTTTGTAGGCTTCTGACAATTGCTCATAATTCATCTCTTTTGAGTGCTCTGTCATAAGTTTCCTAAATAAATTGTAGGTATTGTTCATTTGTTTTCTCCTTTATTTTAATTAATAAAAAGGGAGGGCTGTTATGCCCTCACCCTTTCTATTGCATCCATGAATGTTTTGAAAACTGCTGGATTAAATGTTACGGACATGAATGTTGCTTCATCTATATTTTCTGTCTTTCTGCCTGGTTCTTTGTGTGTTACAAAATCTGAATAAGCATTTATCATTCCCCATGCTGTGCCTTTAAAATTCTGGTTATCATTGTTATTATAGATGTTTAAAAACTGTTCTCTTGCTTCAATAATATTTGTTGCTTTTCTTTCTGTTGAATTTTTTGGAAGTTCAAACACTTCATTTAAAATTCCGTCTACCTGATATGCACTTAACTTTGTCATAGCATATCTTTCTGATTCATCTTTCAAATGCAACATATAA